ATGCGAACCACGGAATAAGCGGCAACTGCTGGTGAAATGTCGCCGTACGAAGTAACTTGTGCCATTTATGGCCTCCTATCAATCACAATTTGTTAGCGAATGACGAGAACGCTGACTCGAAATCATTCGGGTCGTCGCCCGCGATCACCGCAGACCTTTTGGAACTGACTGGGGCCAAGGCAGCAGCCGCTTGTTTGGTTGCTGAAGGCAGCTCAGTTTCCACTCTTTTAGGAGCTGGCTTGGGCGCTGCATTCGGCGCTTTGTAACCTGTCTCCTGCCGATATCTGTCAATGAGATCTGCAACCTCATCAACTGTACCTTGTTCTATAACATGTTTGTATGCGGCCTGCAAATACGGGGGCTGTTTTTCGGCCCACGATATGACTTTATCGCGTACGTCGTCATAGTCAGATACCTGCGTTTGCAACTGCTGAAGATGCGTCATCTCAGAAATTGCTTGCACAGTTTCGATCTGGGGGCGCAAAACTTTTGCCACCTCAGTAAACACATAATTGACAAGCTCTCGATATTCAGCACGGCGACGAAGTGATTCGGCCTTTGCTACATCAGGCCAATCCTTCTCGTACTCTTCGAGAAACTTTTGTTCGTCTGCAGAGTAAACCGGTTGTTCTTGTTGCGGCTGCTGAGGTGCAGGTTGCTCTTGAACTTGGGTCGCTGCAGATTTTTGATCTTTTACAAGCGCGGCAAGCCGGCGAAGAACGTCATCATCCTGTTCCACAGGCTTTGCGTCGGCCTGATCGTCTCCAGCATCAGATCCGGCATCACTATCTCCGTCTCCAGCAGAATCTGCCGTCCCTTCGGTGCCTGCGTCGCCTTCTTCGCTGTTTTCTGCGGCTTCTTGCTGTTCGCTTTGGCCTTCGGCGTTGCCTTCTTGGCTGCCTTCGGCTGCTGCTTGGGTTTCTGTGCCATCTGCTTTGTCTCCTGTTTCTGCAGGAACTTCGCCGTCTGTTTTGGCGAGTTCTGCAAACATACTGTTAAAGTCTTCCTCGAGTTTCTCGATGCCGTCACTCATTACTCACTCCCACTTGCGTGCATTGCCTTGATGTCGGGCCGTGTAAGCAACCGAATCAACTTTTCGTAGGTCACCCCTTCAGACTGTACTTTAGGAAACTCTTCTTGACTACAAGTCAAGAGATTGTCCTTTGCGTCCTCTCTTAAAGAGTGGAGAAGCTGGATCATTTGATCGATATCCAGCGTTCCGACTCTACCCTTGAGGAAGCTGACCAGTCTGGCCTGCTCCTGTCTGCGGTCCTGCCTCATTGCCTTCCCCTGTTTGGATACCCTGCTCGAGTACCGTTAGTGCTGCCTCAATCTTAACGGCGTCTGCATTCGCCGAGTTTTTCTGGCCTTGCGCGATATTCTTAAACGCATCGGACAGCGTCTTGCGGATATTTGCCGCCATAAGCTCTTGCTGCTGTTCCTGCATCTGCTGAGTCTGCTGAGAGTTAGCCGCCTGACGACGACGTGCTTCTTCAGGGGACACAAGAAGATTGCCCAAATCGCGGACCTGGAACCGAGCCTCAACAAACTTGCGCTCGTCAACGTGGATTTTTTCGTCTGGAGTCATCGATGCTGCCATCTGATCCAGCTGGATGCCGCGAACTTCCTTTGCAATCAAGCTGGTCGCACCGCGAGCAATCACGTTATAGTCACCGTCCGGAGCAGACATCGGGTTAAACTTCCGATTGAACTGGACCAACGATGTGATGACTGATTGCGTGAACATGTCGAAGTTCCGGACAATATCTTTGAACGGAAGCGCCGCATCACCGCGAAGCATGGACGCTCCGGCCGCCGTACGCATGGGTTCTGCAAAACCGCGCTGCATATCGCCACCTGTTGCCGGGCCAACAAACGTTTCCACATCGGCAAACTTCATGAACAGATCGATCATCTTGAGCAATTCGTCCATGTGGCTGTCGATCTGCACGTTACGGACAGCCGGGAACTTAGCTTCCACGCCCATGCCTTCACGGTACCAAATCTTATAGGCTGAGGTGCTTGTAAGATCCTGATCGGGGCGCAAAAGGTCTGTATTCAGCTCAAGGTTCGGGCCGCACACAACCGAAGCATTGTCCAAAAGCATGCGGGTCGCCGCAGCAATCGACATCTGCGAATCACGCATAATGTTCGGCAGGCCGTTACCGACAGGGCTCGTATCATCTTCATCAAACAAGAATGTGTGGATTGTCTTTACATCCGCACCGATCTTCCGCCACGGGTTAATATCCGCCTTGATCACGTTGCCGTCGATCAACCAGATCTCGGCCTCAATGTCGTCGGCCATCTTGTCTTCTGGCACCTCAACGCCGGCCAACGTCAGCATCTGACCGGAGACCGGGCCATTCCAAATGATGACTTCGTACTTCTGGGTTTCGGTCTTCATCTCATTGACGTTAACCTTAACACCGAGGGCGCGCAGTTCTGTCTCGAACGGCTGTGCCCGATAGTTGCCCACCGGGTTGCGCTTCAAGTATGTCTTGATCTGATCCGCAAAGAAATCCGGCCGGTTTGCCAGCGCACGAATCTGCGAACGCGACATAACCATGCGGATAAAGTAGCCGTCCATTTGCGCGAATGTTTTCGCCGACATATCCGGGTAGAAGTCCCAAACAGGGAGAAACTCGTACATCGGCTTATATGTTGTCTGAGGAATCGGCACAGGCGACTGAGTCATTGAATCAATCGCCCACTTCACAGACGTAACCGGACGTGCGAACGGGCCGCGCATGACTCCGAGGCCGTAAAGTATGCCGCTCTGTGCCACCTTCCGGTTAAGCGACACATAATCCTGCGTCTGGTCGCCGCCGATTTCCTGAAGCTGATCGTCCAAGAAAATAGCCAGTTTATCAGCACGTTCGTCGGCAAGTTCTTGCGTAGCTGAAGCGATCACATCATCAGTCAGCTGAACATCAAGCCCGGCCTCCTGCTGGCGTCGCATAAATTTCTGCAGAGCCTCCATTACATCCTGCGGGTCCATGTCAGGAGATGGAGATGCTTTCAATTCCCAGTTGCGTTCGTTGCCGGGGAACATCAAATTCATGATCCGGCTCAGAACCGAAATGACCTTCACACGGGTGAGACGCGGATAGGCTTTCGACCGATTAGCTGCGAGTTCCTTCTCGATTTCAGGATCGTAGATCCCGAGATACTGGCGCAGATTGCGAAGCCACTTGAGTTCTGCAATGCGCCGATCCGACACATACTGAGTAAACAACTGCGAAAAATTCTGCCCTAACTGACGCAGATCTTCCGACCGAATCACCTTCACAGGAGCGTCCTGATTTGGCTCTACCTGTACGCTTGGCGGATCAAGTTCAGCATTCGCGGTTGCAATAGCCATGTGTCTTCTCACCTAAAATGGTATGAGCCGCCGAACTGTCTCGGAGGCGTGAATCGTTTTCCCGTGCCGGAATATCGCATTTCTCGATCTGTTTGTCGATGGAAGTACCCACACAGATATCCAAACGCATCGCCCGGGTGGCTGTAGGCATTCTTTTCTGGCTCAGGTTTCGGCACGTCACGCTTGTTGTCCATGACATAACGCCATCCGCCTTTCAAGGCACGAATAAGCACCGGGCACTCTTTGGGGTCTATCAAAAGAGCCGGACCAATCTCGGTCAACTTGGTCGTAAAATGCTCGATAGGGTCAAGGCGGTTACCCAGCTTGTTGTTCAGGAACTTGTTTACCGGATAGTATCTACGGAACATATCTACAACAGACTTCTCGTCTGATTGTGCTCTGTTAAACGATGCCGGATCTGGAGCGATCATAACCTTTGCGTCCGGGAACCGGTTACGCAGATACGGCTTAAGCCGGTCATTAATCAACCGTTCAGCACCATAGCCGGACTGTACCAGCTCACCCAAAACCAGCAAACGTCCGTGTGAGTCGTGCTGCCCGAATATCATCGCAGACCCGCCGATGCCCGGGTCCATACCTACAACCAACTCGAGAGCCGGATTAAAAATCAGTGGGCGGCTAGAAACATGCAAGTCTGCCCTGAACGTCGGAACGACCGGTTTGCCTGCTGCCGAATATCCCCATTCTGCTTCAAGGAACTGTTTGATCCACGCTTCGGACTTACCCTTGGCCTGGTTCGTGTAGTAGCTCTGACCGCCCGGCAAGTTCTCGACGTTTTCAGCTTTGGCGCTAAAACCGGATGGTTGCCTAAAATAAGTCGCATTCTCTGGCAGCGTCGAGTGTAGATACTCGTACCACCAGTTGTCTTCTGTGTCCGGGTTCGATGACCCCCACATCCCCCAGTTCGTCGCCCCGCCATCTTTGGCAGACGGATAACGACCAAGACGTGCTGACAGAGCGTCCACGATTTCTCGCGGCACCTGCACAAATTCGTCGATGATAGCGAACGTCACTTCGAGTGAGAGCACCCGGGCAACGTCGTCGGCCGTATCGAGCGGCCGGAACAGAACCTCGCACTCCACGTCGTTGAACTTGAGAACGAACTTGTTTTCTGTCGCCCGCCATGTACCGGCCTGGCCGTCCTTGAACCAATAGTTCCACGAACTGATGGTCGTATCTCGAAGCTGCGGCAGGGTATTACGGACGATCACCGCTCTTGTTCTGCGCACCCCGTCAGGTGACGGCTCTTGTAACTGCGCCATGTGGACGAGTTTAAAAAAGATCCCGGTCGTTTTACCCGAGCCGACCGGCCCTACGATCCAGTCGTAGAACAGCTCACCTTTGCGATGGTCCTTAATAAAGTTCCGAATCGTCTCGGGTGGTGTGTAATTAATTGCGTCCCCCATAGAGGAGCCTACCTTTTCTTTTTACGCGGGTTCTTTTTAGGTTTCCGAAATACCGGTTTGGGTGCTGGCATCCCCCGCCCGCCAGGCACCGCCGGTGCAATGGAGTCATACGTAGTCATACCGCTCGCTGGTGCCGGAACACCTGAGCCGTTACCTTCACCTTCCATTACCATTTCACCTTATCTGCCCAATATGCCGCTGACATTTTACCCTTAGCGATGTTCGCCCCGTGCCTTGCTTTGAACGCCTCACGACGTTTGCGGTACGATGCGCTCTCGCCCTCTTTCTTGGGAGAA